AATATGCAAAAATACTAAGAAAGAGTTAAATGGCTGCTACAGATTTAAATACAGTTAGATCAACAATAGAAGCTAGATTAGCTACTGAATTGGCTTCAAGTCCTGTTATACCAGTAGTTTTTAGTAATATGGCTTTCGATTCTACTTCTGAAGATACTTTTGTTATTTGTGAAATTAGTTTTGGAACTGGAGAAAACATATCTATGGGCGATTCTTCAAGTTCAAATAATTTTATAAATGGATTGCTTACTTTAGATATTTTTACAGAGGAAGGAATAGGAGCTGGAGCTAATTTTACTATTGGCAAAAGATTAAGAGACTTATACAATAGAGTCACAGTTTCTAATGTAATTTTTGATTCACCTGTTGGACCTGAAATTTTACAGTCAAGTCCAGAAGGAAAATTTCAAACACAACTAAGATTTACTTTTGAAACATTTGAAGAATTTTAATTATGGCTATTGAATTTACAGAAGAAATGCTAGATGCAATTGAAGCAGTAAAAGGAAATAGAAATCCTAATTATTGGGACGCAAGATGTAGACGTTATATGGAAAATTCAAAAAATTCAAAAAAAGATGCAAAAAAACCTGAAAAAGGTTAATCTTATATAAATAATTCTTTTTTTTGTTATGTCTGCTATCAAAGGTGATGTAGGTAAAATTATGTTTGAAAATGCGGGAGGCACAGAAGCCGATGTAGGACAAACTAGAGCTTGGTCTTTATCTGTTACTAAAGACACAATGGAAACTACTAAACAAGGAGATACATTTAAAACTCGTGTAGGTGGTTTAATTGATGGTTCTGGAACTGCAGAACTTTTATATAATCCTGGTGAAACTGGTGCAGGTTATACAACTTTTATTGATGATATTTTAACTACAGGAGATGCTGGAGATGCTTTATTTGAATTATTTCCAGATAGAGATACTTCTGCTAAAAAAATAAGTTTTGCAGGAATTATTACAGGTGCTGAATATGGTGCAACACTTGGAGAAATTCAAGTTGTAAATATTACATTTGAAACAAACGGTACCATTACTTCAGCAATTTAGGTAAGTTTTAAGAATTAACCTTAAATTTTATGGCAACAAAAAGAACTATTGATTTGCTTACGGATTCGTACAGCGATCAAATGTGTAATAGAAGAAAATTTGAATTTTTAAATTCAAAGGGAGAAAAAATTTTAGATTTATATTTTAAGCCATTAACAAGAGAAGATAGGATTAGAGCACAACAAACAGCCGTTGATGACCCTACAGGTTTAAAAATAACTACTCAATTACTTTGTGAAAAAGCAGAATTAGAAGATGGAACTAAGGCTTTTCATAAAGCTGATGCACCTAATCTACAAAGAGAACTCCCTGAAAAAGTTTTAAATGATTTAGAGCTTTTTATGTTTGATATTAAATTAAATGTAGATCAGGCAAAAAACGACTTAAGCGAGATAACTGGCTAAATTTTGAGTTTTTTCTCGCAACACAATTAGGAAAAACAATTAATGAACTTAGAAGTGCTATATCAGAAGAAGAATTAATATACTGGGCTGCTTATTATGAAATTAAAAGAGAAAACGAAAAAAAAGAATATGATCGCCAAAAAGCAAGAAAAAGGTAAGATAGAATAAATAGTTTTTAAATTGTGGCAGAAAGTATAGTAAGACTAAGAGTAGATGCTTCTGGAGCCACAAGAGCACTACAGGGAGTACAAAGACAAACAAACCAATTACAAAATGCTTTTGGTGGACTTAGAACAGCTATAGCAGGTATAGGAATAGGATTTTTAGCTAAACAAACAATATTTGCTGCTACAAATTTTGAAAAACTAAATCAGCGTTTAAAACTTCTAACTAAAGAAAATGGTACTTTTGAAGCAAGTTTAGATTTAGCTAGAGAAGCACAGCAAAAATTTGGTTTAAGTACTTCAGAATCTTTACAGGCAGTAACTCAACTAACAGCAAGATTATCTCCTTTAGGTGTTGGTTTTCAAGAAATATCAGATATTTTAATTGGATTTAATACAGCAGCTATTACTTCTGGTGCGTCTATGGACGAACAGAGAAATGCAATGATTCAGCTAACACAAGCTTTAGGTTCTGGTGTTTTAAGAGGAGATGAATTTAATAGTATTTCAGAGCAGATGAATACAATATTACCTGCTGTAGCAAAAGTTATGGGAGTACAGACAGGCGAATTAAGAAAAATGGCTGCTCAAGGATTAATAACTAAAGATGTGATGATAGAAGCTTTTCAGCTTATAGCTAAAGAAAGCGGAGGAATGCTTAAAGAACTTATTAAAAATGATCCAACTATGGTATTTAAAGTTCTTGGAAATGAAGTAGAAGCATTATCTATATCTATTGGTCGATTATTAGCGCCTGTTGTTTTAGATGCAACTCGATTATTAACTAAATTAATTACAGAACTAACTAGCTTTTTAGAGTCAGAAGCAGGACAGGTAACTTTAGCTTTTGTAGGTATGGCTGCAGGAGTAAAAGCATTATCAATTGCTATACCTGCAGTAGTTGGAACTTTATCTACATTTATTGTCCAAGCACAAGTAACAGCAGCTTCTTCTGTTTTAGCTGCTACTGGATTAAAAGGTATGGCTGCCAGTTCGTTTTTAGCTGCAGGCGGTGTTACGAAAGCAGCAGTAGCATTAAATGTATTTAAATTAGCTTTAGCTAAAACAGGAATAGGAGTTGCAGTAATAGCATTTGGAGCTTTAGCTACAGAAGTTTTAAAAGTAATAAATGCACAAAGAGAATTTAATAGAGTTATGGAAGAAGGTAGTGTAGCTTCTACAAATAAATTAATAGAAGAAACAGAAGAAAAAATTGCTAAATTAAATGAAAAATTAAAAAATACTAATTCTGTTTCTGATTATTTTAAAGAAATTATGCATGGTGCTGGTAGTAGTACAATGCTTAAACATGAAATAAGCGTATTAGAAGAAAAATTAGGAAAACTGCAAGATAGACTTAAAGTAGCTGGATTTGAACAAATGGATAGACAGGCTCAATCTACAGCTAAAGCATTAAGAGAACAAAATAAAGGATTAGCTAAAAATTTAGAAATTAATGCAGAAGTTTCTGAATTACAAAAACTTGAAAAAGAACACGAATTAGAAATAGCTGAAATAATCAAAGAACATGGAGTAGTTAGAGGTCAGGAATTAATTTTATTAGAAAATCAAAATTTAGAATTAAAAAAACAAGAATTACAGCAAAAAAGAATACAAGAAGAAGCTAAAAGAATAAAAGGAATATTTAAAGAAATTGGTAATGATATTGCTACTGGTATTTCTGATGCTTTAGTAGATGCTATTCAAGGAACTAGATCATTAGCAGACGCGGCTAGAGCAATAATAAATGATTTAGCTACTTCTTTACTAAAACTTGGAGTAAATACTTTATTAAAAAGAAGTTTTGGTGGAATATTTTCTAATTTACCTGGACTAGCTACTGGAGGTCCGGCTTCTGCAGGTAGAAGTTATTTAGTAGGAGAGCGCGGTCCTGAAATATTTACGCCTAAATCAAGCGGTACTGTAATTCCAAATAATATGATTGGAGGAGGAGGAGTTGTTAATAATATTAATGTAAGTGTAGATGCTGGCGGTGGTTCACAAACTGCATCAGATTCAGATAGAGGAAAAGAACTTGGCGTAGCTTTAGCTGGTGCTATACAATCTGAATTAATAAAACAAAAAAGACCAGGCGGTTTATTAGCAACTTAAATGGCAACTTTTCCTTCAATTAGTCCAACATATACAGGATTTTCTAAATCAACAGAGCCTGCTGTTCGGACTGTAAGATTTGCAGATGGATTTGAACAGCGAATATTTTTTGGTTTAGCTAGTAACCAAATAATGGAAAGATATAATTTAAATTTTGAATTATCTGAAACAGAAGCAGATGTAGTAGATGCTTTTTTAACAAGTAGAGCTAGAGATCAGGCAAGTTTTACTTTTACTCCTCCAGGAGAAGGTTTATCTAAAACAGGAACATATTCACAATCAGGAACTACAGTTACTATAACTATTACTAATCATGGAGTAGCTTTAAATGATGTTTTAACTATAGATTATACTTCTGGTTCTGCTACAGATGGTTCTTTTGCTGTAGCTTCTATAACTAGTGATAATGTTTTTACTGTAACTGCAGCTTCTGGTGCTACAAATAGCGGAAATGTTTCTATTACTTTATCTGGAGCAAAACAATTTGTTTGTGAAGGTTGGAAAAAAGATATACCATATAATAATCGAGCAAGAATCTCAGCTACTTTTCGACAAGTTTTTGAACCATGAGTACAGATAAAATTGTTAGTGAATTACAGAAAACTAATCCTTCTGCAATTATTGAATTATTTACTTTAACTTTAGATAATACATTACATGGAGCAACAACAACTTATAGATTTCATGCAGGAACAAGTTTAAAAGATAATGGAGATATTATATGGTCAGGTGATACTTATACTAAATTTCCAGTAGAAGTTCAAGGTTTTAAATATGGAAAAGGTCAACTACCTAGACCTACACTAACTTTTAGTAATGCTTTAGGAACTATTTCTGCTATTTTACTTACAGTAAATGGAGTGACTACAGGAAATGATTTAACTGGTTCAACTGTAAAAAGAATTAGAACTAAAGCAAAATTTCTTGATGCAGCTAATTTTCCTTCTAATGTGAATCCATTTGGAACTCCAGATAGTACAGCTGAATATAAACAGGAAATTTTTACTATAGATCGAAAATCAGCAGAAAATAGAACTGTAGTACAATTTGAACTTGCAGCTGCAATTGATTTAGCTGGAGTACGAGCGCCTAAAAGACAATGTACTAGAGCTGAATTTCCTAGTATTGGATTAATTACAGGTTAATGTGGAAAAAAGAAGCATTATTACATGCTAAAAAAGAAGATCCTAAAGAATCTGTAGGAGTTCTTTTAAATATTAAAGGAAAAGAAAAATATTATCCTTGTCGTAATTTATCAATGACAAGTCATCAATGTTTTATTCTTGATCCTGAAGATTATGTAAAAGCTGATAATTTAGGTGAAATAATTGGAATAGTACATTCACATCCAATAACACCTCCAGAGCCTTCAGAAGCTGATAGAGTATCGTGTGAGCATAGTAATTTGAAATGGTATATAGTTAATCCAAAAACTGAAAAATGGGGATACTGTGAACCTTGTGGATTTAAACCTCCTCTTCGAGGTCGGCAATGGGTCTGGGGATTGCAAGACTGTTATTCATTAGTTAGAGATTGGTATAAAGAAGAAAAAAATATAGAGCTTAGAGATTGGACTAGACCAACAACACCAGAAGAATTTTTATTAAATCCTATGTTTGAACAATGCGCTTGGAGAACTGGATTTAGAGAATTAAGATCCGATGAAAAATTAATAAATGGAGATCTTTTATTTATGTCTATTGGTTCTCCTGGACTTAATCATGTAGCTATTTTTTTAAATGGAGATGTTTTACATCATTTAGCAGATAGACTATCTTGTAAAGAGCCATATTCAGAATGGCTTTTAAAATGTACTGGTAAGAGGTTGCGTTATGCTTCGTAAAATTAAACTTTACGGTGACTTAGCTGATCAAGTAGGCCATAAAGAATTTGAAGATATTAAAGTTAGTAATGTTGCAGAAGCTGTTAGTTTTTTAATTAATAATTTTCCTTATTTAGAAAAATATATGTCAGATAAATATTACAAAGTTATTGTTAATGATGAAGATATTGGTCAAGAAGAATTACATGACCCTATTGGAAAATCAGATATTTCTTTTGTGCCTGTTATTTCAGGTTCTGGTGGTAATTTTGGGAAAATTTTATTAGGTGTAGCTTTAATAGGTTTATCATTTACACCGATGGGAGCAGGGCTTTTTGCGGGTGGGCCGGGTTTGGCAGGGGTTGGCGGAACTGGTTTGGTTGGCGGGATGTATGCGGCGGGTGCTTATGGTTCGGCGGCTCTCGGCCTTATCGGTGCGGGGTTAGTTCTTAGCGGTGTTAGTGAAATGTTATTTCCAATGCCTAAACAACCTGAATTTTCTAGTGAAGGAGATCCTAGAGTTTCTTTTAGTTTTTCTGGAACTCAACAAACAAGTCGAGCAGGAACTCCAGTTCCTATTGTTTATGGAGAAATTTTTACAGGTTCAGTAGTAATTTCTGGAGGAATTGATACGGAGCAAGTTCAAGTATGACAGAAAATAAAAAAATTATTCGAGGTTCAGGCGGCCCACCAGCACCACCAACTCCAAGACAGCCAACTAGAAATCCTGATACTTTACATAGTAAGCAATTTGCAACTTTTCTCGATCTTATAAGTGAAGGAGAAATAGAAGGAAGTGCAACTGCTTCTAAAGAAGGATTAACAGATAGAACAACAACAGCTTATACAAATGCTTATTTAAAAGATATTTTCTTAAACGATACACCAATTTTAAAATCATCTGCTAATTCAGCAAGTCCTGTTAATACTGATTTTAATTTTCAAAATGTTACTTTTACACCACGTTTTGGAACTGCAAACCAAACAAAAATTGATGGAATTGAAAGTTCTTCTTCAATAACTCCTGTTGGAGTAGTTGTTACAGCATCCTCGCCAGTAACAAGACAAATTACAAATACAAATGTTGACCGAATAAAAGTTACTGTTAGTTTTCCTCAAATACAAAAAGCAACAACAGAAGGCGATTTATTAGGTTCTTCTGTTCAATTAAAAGTTTCTGTTCAATATAATAGCGGCGGTTTTACAGACGTTATTACAGATACAGTTACAGGCCGTACAGCTGACTCCTATCAAAAAGATTATTCAGTAAAAGTTACAGGTTCTTTTCCTGTTGATATTAGAGTTTCAAGAATTACAGCAGATTCAACAGATAATTCTTTAATTGATTCTTTTCAATTTGCTAGTTTTGCAGAAATTATTGACGATGCAAGTACTTATGCAAACTCAGCATATAACGCAATAAGACTAGATTCTCAACAATTTAGTTCAATTCCTAGAAGAAAATATCGTATTAGAGGAATAAAAGTAAGGATTCCAGGTCCAGGAGCTTCAAGTTCTGGTACTCCTACTGTTGATAGTACAACTGGCCGGATTGTTTACCCGACAGGATATATTTTTAATGGTGTTATGGGTTCTGCTGTTTGGTGTTCATGTCCCGCAATGATTTTGCTTGACCTTTTAACAACTGAAAGATATGGTTTTGGAACTCATATAACAGATAGTTCTCTTGATTTATTTTCTTTTGTAACTGCAAGTAAATTTGCTAATACTTTAGTAGATGATGGATTTGGGAGCCAAGAAGCAAGATTTAGCTGTAATGTAAATATTCAATCTTCTAGCGAGGCATTTAATTTAATAAATGAACTTGCTGGTGTTATGCGAGCAATGCCTATATGGTCTACAGGTACTGTTTTATTAGCTCAAGATTCTCCTAAAGATGCTTCTTATATATTTTCTTTAGCAAATGTATCTAGCGATGGATTCAACTATACAGGCTCTAGTTTAAAACAAAGACATTCAGTTGTTTCTGTTTCATATTTTAATATGGATTCGCAGGAAATAGATTTTGAAATTTTTGAAAATACTTCATTAATTAATAAAATTGGAACTGTTGTTAAACAAGTTAAAGGTTTTGGTTGTACATCGCGGGGTCAAGCTCAAAGATTGGCAAAGGCAATTGCATTTTCAGAAGGGAATGAATCAGAGCTTTGTACATTTACTACATCTTTAGAAGCAGGATTATTAGTTCGACCTGGAGCTGTTATAGAAATTAATGATCCAGTCCGTGCAGGTGTTAGAAGATCCGGAAAACTTTCTTCTGTAAGTTCTACTACTGTAGTTACAGTAGATGATACGCAACACACTGATTTACCGACTACAGATAGTCCTACTTTAACTTTAGTTTTACCAGATGGAACTATAGAAACTCAAGATATTTCAAGTATTTCAAATGGACAAATAACAGTAAGTTCAGCTTTTTCACAAACACCTAATGTAGGTACAATGTATTTAATACAAAATACTGCAGTTCAAGCTCAAAAATTTAGAGTAATTACTGTTGAAGAAATTGACGGAATAAATTATACAATTACTGCTTTATCGTATATAAATGAAAAATATGCATTTATAGAAGATGGAGCTTCTTTACCAGTAAGAACTGTATCTAAGCTAAACGAACTACAACCTCCGCCTTCTAATTTATCTGCAGTTGAAACAATAGTTCCAATTAATAATCAAGCAGTTTCAAAAATATTTTTAAGTTGGCAACCAATTGTTGGAGTTATTGAATATCAAGTTAATTATCGTTTTGAAAATGGCAACTATTTTTCAGAAAGAGTTTCAAGACCTGACTTTCAAATAATGGATAGTCAGCTTGGAACTTATGAATTTCAAGTATTTAGTTATAACGTAAACGGCCAACTTTCAGCAACTTCAAACGACTTAACTTTTAAGGCCGTTGGTAAAACTGCACTCCCGCTAGATGTTACAAACGTAAGAATTGAACCAATATCAGATCAATTTGTAAGACTTAGATTTGACAAAGCAACAGATATTGATGTAATTCATGGAGGAAATGTTGTAATAAGATCTTCAAATTTAGGTGACGGAAGCGGTACTTTTACAAATTCTGTTGATGTTGTTCCTGCTCTATCGGGTTCAATAAATGAGACTATTGTTCCGAATATTGGTACTGGTGAATATATTTTAAAATTTAGAGATGATGGCGGGAGATTAAGTTCTGGAGAGGCCTCTGTAATAGTTAATAGTCCAGATCCATTTCCTAAATTATCTATATTAGTTGATCGAGAGGACACTGATTCTCCACCTTTTGCAGGAACAAAAACTGACTGTTTTTTTGACAGTTCTTTAAATGGTTTAGTTTTAGGTAATTCTGTTTTATTAGATTCAATTACAAATTTTGATGCTATTTCTAGTTTTGATAACTTAGGGGTTATTAGTGCAACTTCCGGTACTTATGAGTTTGCAAACACTCTTGATTTAGGAGGAAAACAACCTCTAAGATTAGTCAGACATTTTGTAACACAAGGATTTTATCCAAGTGATCTGTTTGATGACAGAACTGCAAATATTGATACATGGACAGATGTAGATGCAGC